GGCGCTCCCCTTCATTGGCAGATTGATTATGCCTGAGGATCTCTAAATGCGAATTGCACGATTATACGAAGTACTTAACAACGTTTTATAGAAGCTTACGCTCCAACCTCTCTATCTGTAGTCTGTTACAGACTAATGATGCAGTAATCTGCAAAAAATGACCAACCAATAATGGAATATCACTACAGGTTAATCACTATTGTCAGATACAAACTGCATTTATGGTATAAAGGTATGTGATCTTTTCTATCCATACTTGGTCCGGCGTGATAATACTGAAGCCTTCTTACAAAAGGTTGTATGATACAGGCTGGTCATATTTATATGACCCGATTCTCTGCTGGCTACGCCAGCTACCACGTAAGCCGGGAAAATGACTTGAGGGTAAATTTGCATCTGCAAGCCACTTCCCCTAATCTAGCACAAAATATAGAGATTCAACCAAACGACTCGGGGTGCCCTTCTGCGTGAAGGCTGAGAAATACCCGTATTTTCTCATTTAGTGTTTTTTGCGGTTCGGGGGTGTTCGTGGTTGTTTGTGTATGTATTTGATATTAAATGAATTATTCTATTTTCTTGTTTGTTGTTGTTCGTCGTTGTTCGTAGAGCTTCAACAAAATGTGTGGTCAGTTGTGTGGTCAGTTTTTTGAGGCTGGAGGACTGAAAAGAGGATCTGATAGTGGGAAAAGCACTAAACAAACTGAGCGATTCGACGTTAAAAAAATTGGCGGCTGTCCAGGCAGAAAAAGAGCGTTTTTACTCCGACGGGGGCGGGCTGGAGATTAAACACTCAAAAGGCGGCAAATTAACCTGGTATTTTCGGTACCGAACGGGAGGCCGTGAGGTCGCCGCAGAGCGGTTAAAGCTGGGGGCTTACCCTGAGCTGTCGCTGAAAGCTGCTAGGGAAAAACGCACACAGTGCCGGTCATGGCTGGCTGAGGGTAAAAATCCCCGTTATGAGTTGTGCGCCACAGTACAGGAAGCATTAAAACCCGTTACGGTGAAGGAGGCGATTAACTACTGGCTGGAGGAATACGCGAAGGATAATCGCAAAGACTACATAAAACTGGTGCAACGTATGGATAAGCACATCATTTGCCATATAGGGGCAATCCCTCTTGATAAATGCGATACAAGGCAGTGGATCGCATGTTTTGACCGTGTACGAAAAAAAGCACCAGTAGCAGCAGGGCACGTCATGCAAACCTGCAAACAGGCGCTAAAGTTCTGCCGCAGGAGGCGCTACGCGTTCAGTAATGCCCTGGACGATTTGATCGTCAGCGATGTGGGTAAGAGAGCAGAAATTCGCGAGAGGGTACACAGTAACAGCGAATTAAAGGAAATTTTACGCGCTATCGATGGTGATGTGTTCGCGCCTTACTACAGCGCGTTAATGCGCTTGCTGATTGTGTTCGGGTGCAGAACGGCAGAGGTCAGACTTTCAGAGATCAAAGAATGGGATCTGAAAGAAATGTTGTGGACAGTGCCAAAAGAGCACAGCAAAACGAAGGTAACGATATTCAGGCCAATCCCCGATGGCATTTTGCCGTTCATTCAGAAGCTGGTGGAGCAGAACCGACATACAGGGTTATTGCTCGGAGAACTGAAAAAAGATACCACGGTAGCGCAATATGGGCGAAATGCGCATAAGCGGCTTAACCAGGAACACTGGTCGCTGCATGACTTTCGCCACACGTTTACAACGATGATGAACGATTTAGGTGTCGATCCGCATATCGTGGAGCACATCACAGCGCATCAGATGCCCGGTCAGCAAAAAACCTATAACCATTCACGCTATTTACAGGCAAAGCGTGACGCCCTTAATCTATGGGTAGACCGTCTCGAGCTTCTCCAGAACAATGATGAAAAAATCGTTGTTATGATCCCGCGAATTTACACCCAAAATTCTTGACAAATTACGGCTGTTTTTCTTGCGAAAAATGGCCCTCTAAAATAAATCGTCGAATATCGGCAAATATCGACGATTTATATGTGTCAAGTATTGAAAAAATTTGAAATGTCTTCTTCTGAGTTCTTATTCTCTGTTTCTTGATTGTTCCAACACCTGATGGTTTATCTATTTGTTTTTAATGAGGTAACTCAGGTGTCATGCCAAATGACGACATTTTTTGTTGCGTCGCTTAAAAACTCGTGACACGATTTCATGAACAGCAGCAAACTCTAGAGAACTTTGACGAACATAAAGTTCAGAAAGGTTACGTATTCAATTTAAGAGGTGAAAAAAGCTAAGAAGTAATCTTTTCCCGTATATCCACAGCGAAACAAAAATTTCTATACGTAATTTTATGTAGGGCTTTTTATGCGCGAAATAAATGAAGATCGTGTAATCCGCGAAAAAGAATGCAGAGAGCTAACAGGCGTTTGCCGCACAACTCGTTACGAGATGGAAAAACAAGGCCGCTTTCCCTCCCGTATCAGTCTTGGCGGTCGTTCGGTTGGCTGGATTAAGTCTGAGGTTGTCGCCTGGGTCAAAAACCGCGAACGCGTCAATTAAGAATATTCATTCTTTAAATTCCGTCCGTGTTTTTGTTTGTACTTGTTCGCGGTTGTTCGTGAAGAAAAGAAGCGGCGCGTATGCACCGCTAAGGAGTTTATTTTCATGACTTATGCAGCTTTCAATCTTAGCACCGCCGTAGCTGGTGGACAAGGCTATCAGCCAGGCGGTCGGTTTTTGCCGGATTTAAGCCGCCGTGGGTATTTCTCGACAAAATCTTCAAGGGCAAATTTTTCTGGTGGCACTAAGCGCGGCGCTGGTGGTGGTATTTTTGTTCTGGTTAGTTCTTCCTCAAGTCTGGCGCAGGCTTCTGACTGCCTTTGCCGGATGATTTCATCATCTTGCGTTTGCGTGTCTTGTATTGGTGATAGTGTGTTGTTGGTCATGATACTGCCCTGTAAAGCAATGCGCCGGAGTACCTCACACCACGGCGCTGATAGTGATTATTCTGATTCTTTGGCCTTACGGCGCTGGCGGCGTTTGATCTCGCCTCGCATGGCTGTAACGATAAATTGCGCAGTGCTCTCGCCTGTTTCTTTTACTTGCTCCATAGCCTCAACAACTTCATGCGGGGCGCGAGCCTGTAATTTCTGTGATTTGTTATTGATATGGTCTCTTTCCATTTCTGGTTCCCTTTGTGATTACTGGAATCCAGTATACACGAAAAAGACCAAAACAAAACGCTTGAAGTGGATTCCACTTAGTGATTATACTGGAATCCAGTTGAGTGTTTATCACTCAATGCAAACGAGGCTGAAAAGGATTGCCGTCCTTTCGCAGCCTCTGACCACCAACGATAGCGAAAGTATCGAGGTAGCTATGAGAAATCATACCACACACCCGCAAGGGCGGGACTCGCACAACCTGAATAAATTCACCTGGCGCTTTATGCAGTGCCTGACAGACAGCATTGCAATATTCACCGTTACCGCTGCCACTGAACGCGAAGCCCGCGCCCAGTTGCCGCACGCACATCTGATTTTTGTCGCCCGTATTCGTCAGGGGGTGTGCCATGCCTGATATGTCAAATTACCAGTACCTGATTAATCCGCATTTTAAGTGTGATCATGATATTGCTAAGAAGGTTTATTCCGCTGCTGATGGGGCTACTGACAATATATCAATGGGTATTGCGTCAATTGGTAGCCTTATGTTTCATGCGTCAGAAAATGAGGAATATGACGAAAAGGCCATGCGCATTGATATGGGTAATATCGGTTTGTTACTGGCAATGCTTGGACATTTTGATATTTCGTTACGGTGCACCATTGAAAATGCCACAGATGCATTAAATGCCATAAAGAAAGCGAATACTGATTCAAATCGGGGATAAATAATCATGAGAACGTATTTATCTGGCTTGACTGCCAGCGGTTATGCACATCCAAAAATTATCCCCGGCGCTATTTATCGGGATAAGAACGGCAACAGAGTAACAGTAAAATCGATAATGTTTGACCGTGTGTATTTTATTCGTGATGGCTATTCATTTCATAGCTCGCTGAACGTGGAGATCTTTATTTGCAGATTCCGGCGGGAAATTCCGCCTTCCAGAAATAACCATGTGTCATGTATGGATGTTGATAAAAAACTACAGGAACTGAAAAACATGATTGCCGCGTGGAGAGAGCAGAAATGAAAAAAGCGCCAAATTTAAAACACCAGCCACGTGACAAAATGACGGAAGTCATCATTTTTGCGGGTAGTGATGCGTGGGCACATGCGAAGCAGTGGCAGGAACAGGACGGGCGACTGGCTGGCGATAACGTGCCACCTGTCTGGCTTGGAGAGCAACAACTTGCCGAACTGGACAACCTGCAAATCGTACCGGACGGACGCTATCGCGTGCGTCTCTATCAGGCGGGGTTATTGCGTTCGGGGCTTGTTAATACCATCGGGCAGAAACTGGCAGCGGCAGGTGTCAGGGATGCTGATTATTACCCTGAAGGAATGCACAGCCAGAAACGGGAGAACTGGCGCGAATATCTGGAACGTGAGCGGGGAGATCTGACGGAAAAGAAAAAGGTAGTTGAACTGCCTGTAAAGAAAAAAGAGCGGGTAAAAGACGATAACGCTTCATCACTGGCGCTTAACCAGATGGGAGCAAGTCAACGCGGCGAAGTTCTCCTGGCACATTATGGCGGTGAACTGGCGATTAATGCTGACTCTGACACTGTTCACCATTACAACGGCGTTGTATGGGAGCCAGTACAGGATAAAGAATTACAGCGAGCTATGGCACAGATTTTCATTGATGCGGAGATCAGCTATTCGCAGAACGCCATTAAATCGGCGGTCGATACCATGAAGTTAAGTTTGCCTGTAATGGGGAATACAGCCCGTAACCTGATTGGATTCAGTAACGGGGTATTTGATACCCGTACAGGTGATTTCCGTGAACACGATAAAAATGACTGGCTGTTAATTGCCAGTGAGTTACCGTTCACTCCACCAGCAGAAGGTGAAACGCTGGCAACACATGCGCCGAATTTCTGGAAGTGGTTACGCCGTTCGGTGGCTGAGAATGACCGCAAGGCAGATCGCGTTCTGGCAGCGTTATTTATGGTGCTGGCGAACCGGTACGACTGGCAGTTATTCATTGAGGTAACAGGTCCAGGGGGAAGTGGTAAAAGCGTGATGGCGGAGATTTGCACCATGCTGGCGGGTAAGGCCAACACAGTATCGGCAAGCATGAAGGCGCTGGAAGATGCAAGGGAACGCGCGTTAGTGGTTGGCTTTTCGCTGATTATCATGCCGGATATGACCCGCTACGCTGGTGATGGGGCAGGAATTAAGGCCATTACAGGCGGTGACAAGGTGGCAATTGACCCGAAACACAAAGCCCCCTACTCAACGCGTATTCCGGCAGTAGTGCTGGCGGTTAACAATAACGCCATGTCATTCAGTGACCGCAGCGGGGGGATCTCGCGCCGTCGGGTGATATTCAATTTTTCGGAAGTTGTACCGGAGAACGAACGCGATTCAATGCTGGCGGAAAAAATAGAAGGTGAGCTGGCGGTAGTGATTCGTCATCTGCTTACACGGTTTGCTGACCAGGACGAAGCCAGACGCCTTTTATATGAGCAGCAGAAATCAGAAGAAGCACTCGCGATAAAGCGTGAAGGTGATTCGCTGGTGGACTTCTGCGGCTATCTCATGGCGTCGGTAATGTGTGATGGCCTGTTAGTGGGTAATGCTGAAATTGTGCCATTCAGCCCGCGCAGGTATCTCTATCATGCCTATCTGGCTTATATGAAGGCACATGGGTTTGGTAAACCTGTAACACTGACGCGCTTCGGTAAAGATATGCCGGGGGCAATGGCGGAATATGGCAGGGAGTATATGAAACGGAAAACGAAGCACGGTTTGCGTTCAAACGTGACACTGACGGAGGAATCAGAAGACTGGATGCCGTCATGTGTATCGGTCACTAATGACGATAGCAAAAATTAAACTTATGGAATAACTGTTCACCACTGTTCACCCTGTCATAAATATCTTTTATATCAGTATATTATAGGGTGAACAGTTATTTATGAACTGTTCACCAAACTATTCACTGTTCACCTTTTTGATTGTTTATTGAGCTTCAAGGGTGAACAGTGGTGAACAGTTGGTGAATAGTTTTTGTGAAACTGTTCACCCCTTAACATTATGAATTAAAAGATAAAATATCAAAAGGTGAACAGGTGAAGGGTTAAAACGCAAAAATTTTAATTTACTGCTGTGAGATAAAGCCTATGACAGCGAAGCACACAAAAAAATCACAATCGCACGCCCTTGATTTGACGGAACACTGGTTAAGGGTGTCGATAAAAATCATCGACCGCAACGCCGGGGAAGGATATGCGAAAGCACATCCCGAACTGATTAGCGCATTCATGACAACGGCAGCTGCAAACTTTGCCACGCTGACAGAACGGGAGATTGCCGAAGCGGAACAGGTAACAACCATCAACGTTAAAACCGGAGAGGTGGAATCATGAGCGAACCAAAATTTGGTGAAAAATTTTACAAGCACAACGGACGGATCACGATTCTGCAAATAAGCGCAGCTACACCAGGCTGGTGGGTTGAAACAGACGAAGGATCCTCACCTGTGGCATCATGGGCGCTTTGTGTGCTTAGTTACCCTGACCGCGATGTGTATCAGGATATTCTGCCTGTGATATCCACTGACAAAGGCATGAAACCCGTAGACATCAAAAACATGGGTTTTCAGTGTGTAATGCTCACTGAAAAAATGATGGAAGAGATGAAAAAGAACAACGCCGGATCGCTTCACTGAGGTGGCAATATGACAGCACAAATTGCAGCTTACGGGCGGCTGGTGGACGACCCGCAGGTAAAACAGACCAGTAAGGGCACACCGATGACGCTGGCGCGTATGGCGGTATCGTTGCCATGTAGTCAGGCGCAGGATGGGCAGGCGACGTTATGGCTATCGGTCATCGCATTTGGTAAGCAGGCCGACTTCCTGGCTAAACATCAAAAAGGCGACGTTGCCAGCGTATCCGGCACGATGCAGGTCAGCCAGTGGACCGGACAGAACGGGGAAACGCGGCAGGGTTATCAGGTTATTGCAGACAGCGTAATCAGTGCCCGTGCGGCACGTCCTGGCGGGAACAGACGCAAAACCACAGGCACACAGGGTAATCAGCCACCAGCGGGAGGCGATGACCCTTACGGTGACGGTATTCCGTTCTGAGGGGGTGGCGATGGTACATGACCGCATAGCGGAAGAACTCGAGGCGAAAGGCTTTTACCGGAGGGCGGCGGCGCGATGGGGTGAAGTCATGCTGCTGGTGGAGACAGACAAGGAACGGCATCAGGTTACGATGCGACGGCTGGAATGTTCCAGGAAGGCACAGAAGCCACCGGAGCCGCCGGATAACTTCGGAGACCTGAGAAAGGCAGTAGATCGCACTTATGCTGAAATGGGTATAGATGGTGTAAGCGATGAAATATGGCGTAATTACCCAGACAGCTAATCAACAGCCGGAGAAATCCGGCTTTTTTTGCACCAGTTGAAACGGTATGGCGCATTACCGGGTTTTCGTCACGGTCAGGCATAGTTACTATCTGAAACAAACAGACACAACAGAGGAAAAAACAATGCCGATGAAATTTGATGAGATATTAAAACAGCGTGATAAATACCATGCTGACAACATGGAGACGATGAGCATCAATGATTACCGCGCATTCCTGGAGACGGGCGCACTGATTGAAAAGGATCAGCATGGTTTTGTGAGATGTGCTCTGTCCGGTGAAATGCTGGCGGTAAATCCTGAACAGATAGATGCATTGATAGAATTTCTGAAAGGGATCAGGGACTGAGCACGCATACAGCCGGAGCAATCCGGCTTTTTGTCATTTTTTGTAAATTATTTGTTCGTGGTTGTTCCACGTTGTTCACTGACAGGATCGGCATATTTTACCCGAACTGAATCATGAGTATTCTCGCCCGTGGTGCCAGGACGCTGGGGCCACTTTCCCGCCTGTTAATGTGCTCGCCAATATTCATTACCAGGCGGGAAAACGATCGGTGCGATTGCTGATTTCCTTATGAAAAACGGTTGAGTTTTTGCCGCGTCCTGGAGTTCCTTACTTAACCCCAGGACTTTTTTTTATGCCGAGAATAATCGAATTACGCCAGCAGAAAACCGCCATTAAAAATCAGATGCGCGACATGCTGGAGAACGCGGAAAAAGAAAACCGCAGCCTTAACGATGCAGAGGGCGCAAAATTTGACGAATTACGCGCTAAAGCTGAATCCCTCGATAAAGACATTTCCCGCCTTGAAGCCATTGCAGACGAAGAGCGCAGCAAGCCAGGTAAAAGCAGCCAGACCACTGACCCGGCAGAACTCCGCAACTACATCCTGACAGGTGAAACCCGCGCATTAAGTACAGGCGTTCCCGCTGATGGTGGTTATACCGTTATCCCCGAACTGAACACCGAAATCATGCGAATGCTGACGGATGAATCCACCATGCGCCGCATCTGTACCGTGAAGAAAATCAGCAGCAACGAGTTTAAGCAGCTTGTTTCCGCTGGCGGTGCGACCGTTAACCACGGTGAAGAGGGTAAGACACGCGAACAGACCAGCACCCCGCAGATTAACGAGGTGAGCATTAAGCTGTATCCGGTCTATGCGTACCCGCGCACCACACAGGAAATCGTGGATTTTTCCGATGTGGACATCCTTTCATGGCTGACGGGTGAGATTGGCGACACCTTCACGGAAACCGAAGAAAGCGATCTGGTTGTGGGCGACGGTGACAAAAAAGCAAAAGGTTTTTTATCCGTACCCCGTGCAGAGAAGAACGACAAAGAGCGTGATTTTGGTACGTTGCAGGTAATTAAACCTTCCGAATCTCTGGCGTGGACATCTGCGGACCCGCTGATCGACCTGAAATTTGCATTACGTAAAAAATACCGCAAAAACGCGGTCTGGGTGGTTAACTCCACGACGGCGGCAAAACTTCAGAAGGTGAAGAACGCGAACGGTGATTACATCTGGCGCGACCGTTTACAGGCTGGTGATCCTGATACGTTGCTGGGCCTTCCGGTCGAATATCTGGAGTTTATGCCTGATAACGTTATTGCCCTGGGTGACTTCAAACGCGGTTACTACATTGTTGATCACGAAACAGGTGTTCGCACCAGACCGGACAACCTCACAGAGCCGGGCTTCATCAAAATTTTCACGCAGAAATATTTAGGCGGTGGCGTGGTGGATTCGAACGCGATCAAGATTCTGGAACTGCCACAGGACGACGATTAACAGCATACAGAAGGGGCTTAAAAGCCCCTTTAGTGTTTTATGGGTGAAAAAATTATGAAGAGTATGGAAATCCGGTCATCGGAAATCACCACCAGCGCCAGCAACACGCTTACAGGCTACGTTGTTCGCTGGGATAAGCTTTCAGAGCTGCTATGGGGGGAGTTTTACGAAAAATTCCAGCGGGGAGCGTTTACTGAATGGCTTGCGGCGGGTAATGACGTTCGCGGCCTGTATGAGCATGACCACAGCATGTTGCTGGGGCGTACCCGTTCCGGCACGCTGAAACTGGAAGAGGACGAAACAGGGTTACGCTTTGAACTGACCCCACCGGATACCAGTACAGGGCGCGACGTTATCGAACTGGTTAAGCGTGGGGACATCTCGGGGATGAGCTTTGGCTTTCGCTCCCGTAAGGATGTATGGGATACCACAACAGATCCATGCGTGCGCACCGTGCTGGTGGCGGAACTGTACGAAATTACCGTTACATCGGTACCGGCTTACCCCGATTCCGGCGTGGAGCTGGCCCGCCGTTCCCTGTATGAGCAGCACCCCGAAAAAATGCCGCGTGCGGATAATCGCCGCTGGTGGGTGGATTTAGCGGGGGTGTGATATGTGGCTTTTCAGAAGAAAAAAAGAGCAGCGCAGCATGACGCTTGATGAATTTATGGCGCTGGCTGGCACATCGAACACGGGGGCGGGTGAGTACGTATCATCGGGGACAGCGGAATCACTGCCCGCCGTCATGAACGCCGTGACGGTCATCTCTGAGGCGGTGGCTACCATGCCGTGTTACCTGTACCTGGTACGCAATGAGAAGGGTAAGGAGGCCCGCGAGTGGCTTGATTCTCATCCGGTCGATCATATCCTCAACGAGCGCCCGAACGCATGGCAAACCCCCTACCAGTTTAAGCGAATGATGATCCGCCACTGCCTGTTAAACGGTAATGCTTACGCGGTGATTCAGTGGGGGCGTGATGGTTTTCCGGCGGCTTTACATCCTTACCCGCCGCAGTCGGTGAACGTGGAGCAGACAGGAGAACACAACTGGCGCTATTGCATCACTGACGCCTACACCGGAAACACCCGCAACTATTTACCGTGGGAAGTACTTCACCTTCGTTACTCCACGGATGACGGCTTTATGGGGCGCTCACCTGTAACCATCTGCCGCGAATCGCTGGGGCTTGGGCTGGCCCAACAACGCCACGGCGCGAGCGTGATGCGTGATGGCATGATGGCGGCAGGGGTTATCACGTCAGGCGAATGGCTGGACGGCGTGAAAGGCAAACAGGCATTAGCCGCACTGGAACGCTACAAAGGGGCCAGAAACGCCGGAAAAACGCCCATCCTTGAAGGGGGCATGAGTTACCAGCAGCTGGGCATGAGTAACCAGGACGCCGAATGGCTGGCCTCCCGTCGCTTCACCATTGAAGACATCGCCCGAATGTTCAACGTCTCGCCGATTTTTCTGCAGGAATACAGCAACAGCACCTACAGCAATTTCAGCGAGGCAAGCCGCGCATTTCTCACCATGACGATGCGCCCGTGGCTGGCGAACTTTGAGCAGCAGATAAAAAACGCCTTGCTGGTGGTCTCGCCTGTACCTGGTATCCGGTATCAGGTGGAGTTTGACAGCGCGGACCTGTTACGGGCCACACCTGGCGAACGCTTTGCCACCTATGAGCGAGGCATCAAATCCGGTGTTATGTGCCCGAACGAAGCCCGCGAACGAGAAGGGTTGTCTCCGCGTGATGGTGGTGATGAGTTCAGCCAGGCATGGAAACAGGAAGTAAAAATCAGCGAGGGAGAAAAACCGGAATGAACATAGGGCGACTGCGTGACAGGGTAACGATTCAGACCCTGAAACAGACCAGAGCCATGACGGGCGAAATACTCGAAACGTGGGAGGACGGTCACACACTCTGGGCAAGCGTGAACATGGTCAGCAGCAAGGAGGCCATTTCATCGGGTGCAGAGCTGGCGATTGGTACCGTAAGGATCTGGATACGGTACCGGAAGGACATCAACGCCACCAGCCGGATAAAGGTCAATACGGGGCCGCTGGCGGGGCGTGTACTGAATATCATCGGGCAGCCGCTGCCGGATGCCGCCAGGACACGCCTTGAAATTCTTTGTCGTGAGGGCGCGGAAAAATGACAGAAGAACTTATCACCCTGGAAGAAGTGAAACTCCATTGCCGCATCGATGGCGACGAGGAAGACCAGTTAATCAGCGGATACATTGCCGCATCGCTTGAGGCGTGCCAGATACACATAGGCAGGCGCTTTGATGACGGGCTGGAGTTCACGCCAGCCATAAAGATTGGCTGCATGATGTTTATCGCTCACCTGTATGAGAATCGCCAGATTGTCGCGGATAACGCAAAAACACACGTACCCATGACGATTGGCGCACTCTGGACGGCTTACCGTGATGTGGGGGTGTACTGATGCCGTGGCAACCATTAAGACGATGTACAGAACCAGGCTGCAACAGGCGCGTGAAGTCCGGCAAGTGTGAGGAGCACAGACGCAGCGCACGCCAGCAGCAGGACAGCCGGAGAGGCAGCAGCAGGGAGCGAGGGTATACGAGGCAGTGGGAGAAATACCGCGCCATGTATCTGAGTAAAAACCCGTTATGTGCGCATTGCCTGGAAAAAGGAATATACACGCCCGCCGTGGTGGTGGATCACATTATCCCAATCGATGGCGGTAATGATGTTCTCTTCTGGCCTGAGTGGAATCATCAGCCATTGTGCCAGGCGTGTCATAACCAGAAAACGAAATGGCTTGATCCGTCCACAAAAAACAAGCGTGCTGCGGGTGGATTCCGTGAGGAGGAAGAACGGGCCGCTAACCGCAATAACTGGATGTATGGCGCTGATGAATGAGCGGGAACAAAACCGCCTTATCCGTGGACTTATAAGGCAGCGTGACGCATGGAAGGCACAGGAAACAGGGCATAAAGATAAAGCATCAGGACGCGCAGAACGCATCACAGCGACGCGATTAAACGACCGTGACCGCGAGGTTATGGAATGTTTCCGCAATCGCTGATGAGGCAGCCGGACGGGGTGGGGGGAGTTTTCAGGACGAACCCGACCCCGCCCAGAACCGAACGCCTCCTCAAATTTTTATGCACGGGAATTTTTTGAAAAATAATCTGGCGAAAAATAAGCATGGCAAGACCACCGAAAGTCCCCGCCTACCTGGATGACATCGCCGTGAAGCAGTGGCGGGAAAAATCGCGGCAGCTTGCGGAACGGGGAGACCTGACCCCCGCCGACTGGAGCAATCTGGAACTGTATTGTGTCAACTACTCCATTTACCGGAAAGCCGTTGCAGACCTTGCGGCGCGCGGGTTCAGCATTGTTAACAGTCAGGGCGGCGAGAGCAGAAACCCCGCATTAAGCGCAAAATCCGACGCTGAAAGAGTGATGATAAAAATGGCCTCCTTGCTCGGTTTTGACCCGATAAGCCGCCGTAAAAATCCACCGGAAACAGAAGAAGAGGACGAGCTTGACCGCCTGGAATAAGTACGCAGAAGACGTAAAAACGGGCAAAATTCCGGCCTGTAAACGGCTGAAACAGGCCGTTAAACGGTACTTTTCGGACCTTAAAAACCCCCTTTATACGTTCGATCGTGAGGTTGTGGAGCGGTTTATTGCCTTTTCCAGGGTGTGCCCGCACGTAAAAGGGCCGATGCGTGGCAGACCCATTGAGCTGGAGCCGTGGCAGCAGTTCGCCTTTGCGTGCATCCTCGGCTTTAAGGTTAAGGCCACCGGACGGCGCAAATACACGAGCGCCTTTATCGAAGTGCCGCGCAAAAATGCTAAATCAACGACCGCCGCGATTCTGGCTAACTGGTTTCTGATTATGGAGAACGGTCAGCAGGATATTTACACCGCAGCGGTGAGCCGTGACCAGGCGAGGATCGTATTTGATGATGCGCGTCAGATGTGCATTTTATCCCGACCGTTACGCAGGCGGGTGAATATTCAGGCGCATAAGGTGATACACCCGAAAACCAACAGCCTGTTAAAGCCGCTGGCAGCAAAAGCGGCAACTATCGAGGGCACAAACCCCAGTCTTTCTATCGTGGACGAATACCACCTACACCCCGACAACGGCGTATATTCTGCGCTTGAACTGGGGATGGGGGCACGTCCCGAAGGGCTGTTATTTGCCATTACCACATCGGGAAGTAACGTCGTTTCAGCCTGTAAGCAGCATTATGATTATTGCTGCCAGATCCTGGACGGCGAAGAGGTTAACGAATCGCTTTTTGTGCTGATTTACGAACTGGACGACGAAAACGAGGTTGATGATCCGGAGATGTGGATAAAGGCGAACCCTAATATCGATGTTTCCGTGGATCGTGAAAAACTGGCCTCAACCATTCAGAAAGCGCGGGGTATTCCGTCGCAATGGGTGGAGATGATGACAAAGCGATTTAATATCTGGTGTCAGGGGACTACCCCGTGGATGGGTAATGGTGCATGGGCTGAGTGTGCCGGAACGTTCACGGAGGAAGATTTACACGGTCAGGAGTGTTACGCGGGGCTGGACTTATCATCAACCAGCGATATTTCCAGCGTGTGCTATGCCTTTCCGGTCGGTAAAACCATTATGATGATTTCCCGTCATTATCTGCCGGAGTTCCAGCTACAGAACCCCGCCAATAAAAACCGCGCTGTCTATCGTCAGTGGGCTAAAGCAGGCTGGATACGCACAACGCCTGGCGACTGCATTGATTACGACCGGATCAGAGATGACATCATGCAGGACGCGGAGAAATTTAATATCAGGCTGGTGGGCTTTGATACGTGGAACGCCACGCATCTCAGAACGCAATTACAGGGGGCAGGTTTTGAGGTGGAGCCGTTCCCGCAAACCTACCTCAGATTCAGTCCGGCGGCGAAATCGTTCGAAGTTTTTGTTAACCGCAGGGTGATTGTGCATCGTGGCGATCCGGTGTTGTCCTGGTCGATGAGTAACGTCGTGATGCAGAGTGACGCGAACGCCAATATCAAGCCGAACAAGAAAAAATCACCGAACAAGATAGACCCGAGCGTGGCGGCGCTGATGGCGTTTGGTACATTCCAGGCAGAGCATGAGGATTTTGCTTTTGATATAAGCGACAGCCACCGCCAGAAACTGGAAGAATTTAGCGGGGTGTAATGAGGTCAGCAGCATGACAGAAGCCGAAATAACGGGATTAATCCGCCGCGTTGCCGGAATCAGCCAGCAGGCTGACGAACAGGCCACGCAGCCGGACAGCGTGACAGCCGAAAACTATGCGCGTGTTGTTGCTGAGGTGATGCGCCGTGATGGTATAGAACTTAATGGCGTGGATATGCGCAACATACGAACCAGAGTTCTTGAGTTGCTGGCCTACCGTCGCCGCGTGGAGATGTATCGGGAGAAGGAGAAAATAACGTACCACTGGAAGAAGCCGGAGCGGTTGCGGCGGTAACTGGTTGATATTCCCGACGGACCAAAAATGGGTGGCTACATCCCTCGCTTCTGAGGACTGTTAACAAGCTGCCTGAAAGACAGTCACAAACTACGAAATTTTCGCAGTTTAATTAATGATCAGCTTAATCGCTAACCCGCTGATATTTTCGGAAACCTCAATTTGAGGAAGTCGGCGCGGTAACTCGCTGAACTTTAAGCAAAGTGCAAAATTGCGCTTGCTGAATAATCATTATGATTACGCAGATGATTAAGGAATGACCGAAGGCGGAAATTCGCCTGTGGTTAATGGGGGAGTTGCAGATCTGCAACTCGACCATGAAACTACGGAAACTACCCGTAGTTTGGGTAGTAAGAGTAACACCCAGATTTTGGGTCTTACTCGTGATACCCAAATTTGGGGTATCAGTGGCAACCATAACGACTTTCGTTACGGTTGATGCTTTTACCCCATTGGGGGAAAGGTATTACGATAATCATAACACCTACCGAACAGGTAAAGCCCACCAGCCTGATTAACGTTTAACCGGAAAAAAATTCCGGTAGGTGGGGATCCCCATATCGGGGAACATCCACCAGCTTCATAACGGATAGCCGGAAAATGATAACGGTTAAGCAAAACCGCCAGCAAATTTCCCTTTTGTTTGTTATTGTTCGTCATTGTTCGCAGAGCTTCAACGAAATGTGTGGTCAGTTGTGTGGTCAGTTTTTAGGTTTTTAA